GTTACATCTTCAACAATCATATATACCTTGTCATGAGCAAACTTTATAAAATCCCCTGCCTTTAATCTACCTGCACCATCAGCACCGAACCCATCTATATCTATTGTAGTATCAGCTACCGAATGTGAACCATTGACTAATAAAGTGCCTGTTTCGTTGCCTTGTGCGTTTAGAAATGTTGGGAAGGTTACAGTAAATGCTTCTTTCTGTGATCTTTGTTTCATTATAAATGCCATTAAAGGTGCAAAGTCTGATCTAGTAAGGGGAGGATACGAAAGAGTAAAACTAAATCGTTGACCTTGCACCTGTCTTCTAAACGTCTTACCACTATCGGTTTCACTTACCAGAGTCTTTTGATTGCTCTTTATATTGATAGCTGTAAAGTTTGTTAATGGTAAAGCTCCACTCATATTATCGCCATTCTGCCTTTTTCATTTACCGCACTGTTTATCATATTTACGATTGTTCCTCGACTATTAACCAATAATTCATTGAACCCTCTAGCGTCTACTGTGCTTATGTTGAAGTTTACTGTGACCTGTTTCCCCATGCCTAGCTTGTCATTTGGTACTACTGTACCTGCTTGATCTGGTACAAATAGTTCTGCACCTTTTTCCCCTACTATGCTTGGTTGTCCTACTGGAGGTCTACCACCTTTTTCAAACCCTCTAATTTTGTTTACTATCCCTGCTCCAAAGGCTAAAGCACCCCCTACAGCGACAATATTGAATGGAAAGGGTATAGAAGCAAAGGTCTTCATAGCACCCTCATATAAGCTTATCATGGCTTTCTTGATAGAACTTGCTTTGAACATTTTAAGAGAACCATCTAAAGCGTTTTGTATTGCTTTTCCTATAAGCATATCAACCATTGATCGAACTACGAAAGTTCCCAAGTCAGCAAAACTAAGTTTACCTGTCATTACAAAATCTGTAAGTGATGATTTCAACCTATCAAATGATTCTGCACCAATATCACGCATTTGCGTAAACATTTGTTTTTGAGAATTTGCGACATCTTTGAAACCCTTAGAGAAATTAGAAAATAAGCCTGTGTCCATATCTGGCATTTGAAAAGTTAAAGCCGTGTTCATTGCTTGGTCAACACCCTCTAACGCTTGTTTTAGGCTTAAAACTTCTGCTTTTTCTTTTGCTATATTTTCTGTTCTTGTTTTATGAGCATCAATAAGTTTGGCTATATCTGAAGATTTACCTAACGTAAATTGTAGTTCTTTTTCACTAGCAATAGTTGCGTCCATCGCCTTATTTAATATTTTCAATTCTTCTTTTAATTCTTGAATACGAAATCTATTTTGCGTGAGAGCATCGGTCGTATTGACTATTGGTTCTTTGAGTTCTATTACATTATCTTGGAATTTCCCAAAACCTTTATCTACTTCGTTTAAATCAACGATAAAACCTTCTGGCAAAACTGGGTTATCGCCTAACTTTTTCATTGTTTTGTTTAGGCTTACATTCTTTTTCTCAAGTTCTTCGATTTTTTTATTTACGCCATCTATCTTGCTTTGTAATTGGTCACTTGAAAGACCCTCTAATGCCTTTTGTGCTTTCTTTAAGGGGTCTGGCAACAACACAGTTGCAGATGCTATAGCACCCATAGCGGTTGCGACAAGAGTTAACCCCCTTGCACCAGATAAAGCAGTTATTCCTGTTAATGAAAGAAAGACTTGCCGAAAAGCAGAAGCAAGTTCAAGAACTACTTTTGTTAATTTAAAAGCGATAAAACCTGCCACAAATGCTTTAAGTATTCTAAAATTATCTGCTACAAATTGCACCGCTTCACCAAACCCAATAACCGCATTTGATAAACCTACTCCTATTGACTTTGCTATCTTGTCAATTTGCTCTTGATTATTTTGGAAAAATTTATCTAACTCACCAAATTCTTTTTTGAGTCCTACTAAAAACCCCTCTGCCACAACTTTTTGAAAGTTAAATAATTTATCGCCAAGCATTGATAGCGTACCAGTTAAGGTATTTGCTAGATCATCTGTTGCACCTGCAAACCTTCCCCCTTTTCCAAATACTCTTTCAAATGCTTCGGCTGTTTCTTCTGCGGTTACTGTAGCACCTGCCTTGAAGCCTAATAAATCTCTAACACCTCTTTCCCTAAAGATATCCGCACTAGCTATACCTGCCGATAGTGATCGCTGTATTTGCTCCGCTGTGGTTTGAAAGTCTAGACCAGTAACACTAGCGACATTGCCTGTTATTTCTAAAACCCTTGAAAGTTCTTCGGCATCTTTTGCGACAACGGCTAGATTTCCTGCACCTGCTTGTATTTGCTCTAAGCTAAAAGGCACTTTAGATGCAAACTTTGACATAACATCAAAAGCTTTTGCACCCTCTTCAACGCTTCCAAATAAAAATTTAAGTCTGATTTGTAGTGACTCAACTTGCCTACCAACATCAACGAATGACTTGATTGCAACACCTGCACCGATACCCACAAGAGCATTTCTAAGGTTGAAGACCGATTGTTTGAGTTTGTCTACGCCTGTTGTGGCTGACTTCATAGCCTGTCTGGTCTTGTCCTTTGCTATGATGTCTATATTTACTTGTTTTGTTGCCACTATCTACTTGCCTTTGCTAGTCGTTCTTGTCGTTCTCGTTCCTCATGTTGGATTTGAAAGTAAGCAATCCACATGTTAAATTCTTCAACAGACATTTGCAAGATTTCGGAAACTGTTTTGTGAAGCTTTTCGGCTAAACCAAAGATATTATGTAACTCTGTATCATTCTTTAGTTTTTTTTATAATCCTCAATATTTTCATTTCCTGTTCCCATTATCTTTGTGGCAACGTCTGCAATTACATTTGTGTCAGCTTTTGTTTTGAAGGCTAGAATGTGCTGTGCGTTAAACATCTTATCGCCATCTTTCGTTAACGCTTTTTCAATGATAACGTCAATGAGTACAAGCAAATCTGTATTCGTTGCACCCTTGAATATCTTTTGTTTCTCTAGCATGTTAAAAGGCTTGGTGTGAATAGCCTTATCGCCAGTTAAACCCCACTCTGGTACTTCAATTATCTGTGTATCAAGCTGACTAAAATGGTCACGAATACCATCAAAGTAGTCAATCTTTTCATCTGCCATTTAACTTATACTGTGCCTATTGTAAGACCACCAGTTCCTTGTAATGATACAGTTCTAGTTGTTACACCATCTAATGTAACACCCACAGACATTCCAGTTACGATACCAGTTCCAGAAAACTTTCGATCTCCAGATGCGTTACCTTCTGGCATGAACTCAAAGCTAGCACTTGTGCCTTGAACTAATGTTGTTTGACCAGAATCTTCTTCATCAAAGTTCATATCTATAGTAGCTGTAAAAGTACCTCTACCGACTAGATAGGACTTCATAGAACTTCCTAGTGCTGTATCTTCAACAACGTCATGTGTGGTATCTACTGTGAAACCTGTAGCGTTGCCGATATTAGTACCCCCAACATGGACAACCCCTTCTTTGCCGTGATGTGTAGCCATTTATTTACTCCTTCTCTTCTTTAGGTTTTTCGACTTTTTTAACAACCGCCTTTTCATCATGTATTTTATAACCATTTTTTTCAAAATGTTCTACATAATCCTCAGAGCATTCTATAACACTTTGCCCTTTTTTCATAGTTACATTTTTAGCCATTATGCACTCCCTCTAGTAAATTCATATAGTACTCTTGCTGTTATACGCACACCACCATAAGGATATATAGTTCCCTCGTCTGTAGATGCTTCGATAATCTGAGTATCAATAGCATTACCATTTCTAGTTATATCATTATCTAGTGTTTCTTCAACAACTTCTATAATTTGGTTGCGAATAGTGTCTATATTTGTGTCTGTACCCTTGCCAAAAGCCACAATTAAAAAGTCTATTGTTCCTCTATAAGACCCTGCACCTGTATCCCCTATGCTTGACACTTCCCTTGTTTCATCACCAGATTGTACGAATAAAGCAGGGAATTGAGCGTCACTTAGTTCTTCAACCTCAAATGGTTCTCTTGTGATCTTTTTAAACTCAATAGGACTTGTAACCGCATCAAGCTTTGTAATTATATCACTCGCTATGTTTTCTCTTTTGCTCATAATCTCATTTCTTTAAAATAAAAACTGGCAAATTCTGCTTTTAGCTTGTCTTCTTCTTTATCGCCTATAGCAAAGAATGGTCTAGTGATTTTTCTTTTACCTACCCCAAATGTGTCGTGGTAACTAGCTATTTTAGCTCTTTCCATGTTTGCGAAAAATAAAGTGCTTTTCATGCCCATTGTTTTGAAATCTAAGCTACGAAACATCTTACCTGTGTCCGTGAGGTCTACAAAGCCTGTCTGCCTACCCCTCTTTTTTCGGCTTCTGACAGTGCTTGGAGCGTATGCCCTCATTTGACCCCCATCTGGTAGCTTACCTGCCTGTGTACGCTTTGTAATCATGAGCATAGCCATGTTTGACACTCTATTTAGTGATTTCTGTATAACCGCCTTTTGTTTTCTTGTTATATTTTTCAAAAGATTAGTGACGGCTATAGCATTTACGTCAACTTTTACGTCAACTGCCATTATCGGACTAATCTCAAATAATGTAGCGGTTCTTTCTCGCTATCACTTACAGTACCACCACCATCTTCATCATATTCGACCCCATCCCTTAACACAGCTTGGAATTCTTCTTCATACCTATCTCTGTAAAAGTCAATCTGCACTTGAAAGGTATCTTTGCCCTCTCCTGTGTCTGGGTCACGCCATTTTGTCAAAATAGGATAAACATACTTCCACAAGCATAAATAAACTACTGATTGTGTCCATTGTGAATCTGTCAGTTTAGAACTATCCATTTCTACTGTCGTGATTTTTGTGATGGCCTTGTATCTGACTTGATGGCGGTATCTTTCCCACCATTCCTCACGAATACGTCTTAAAACGTCATTTTCAGCAAACTGTAGTTGGTCAGCGAAATCAGCTATGCCGAAACCTAAAATGTCTGGTTGGATTTTCTGTAAACTAGTATTAGCAACATTAAATTCATTTGTAGCCATTATTCAGCCTTTTTAGCTTTAGGTTTCTTTACTTCGACCTTTACTTCTGGCTTTGGCTCTACCTTAGGTGCTTTTGGCTTACCCTCGTCTAGCGTCCACCCTCTTATTCCCCATATTTTCTTAT